CCTGACTGTCGGACCTACGTTGTAGGTTCAAGCTAGAATAGGGAAGGTCAAATAGCGAAGGGGACACCCGTGGCAGCGAGCGACAACCTGGGCGGCCAGTTCACCCCGATCTACAAGTCGGACCTGCCGAACCTGCCGACAGCTCACTCATCGAGCCAGCCCGTCAGCCACGCGGAGTTCCAGGCGCAGGCAGCCCGGGGGCAGGCCCGGCTGGACCAGATGCGGTCGGACAAGCAGGACACCTCCGCGATCCACGCACCGGACACGTGGAACAGCATGGTCGATCACGCCTACCAGGCCACCCGCGAGCCGTGGGGCGGCGCTACGTACAACCCGCGCACCGCGAGCCCGGTTGACTTCCACAAGCCGGACAAGTTCGCCCTGACCGTCCGCGAGCCGCACGAGAGCCCGGTGTCGGTCCACCCGGCAGCCAACCGGCAGCAGTTCGGTGAGGCGATGGAGCAGGCCAGGGCCGAATACGGGAACCGCTTAACCGGCCGCAACCACTACCTCGGCGTGTTCCACGATGCGGACGCAGGCCGGATCGACCTCGACCCGACCGTGGTCGTCGGGGACGCGGGCGGCAAGCACCGGATGGAGAAGGGGCTCGCGCGGTCCCAGGAGATCATGGCCGCAACCCACGCGCTCGGCGGCGCGTACCACTTCGCGTCCGGAGACGGCTTCTGGCCCAACCACGTCAGCGACGGTGACCGGTGACGACTCCTGGCTACTTCCCCAGCTACAACGGGACCTTCAATGCCGACGACAATCTCGTCGCGCCGTGGTGGGTTCCGGGCTGGACTGCGCAGGCCATCGGCGCGGACACGGTCGTAGCTGGCGCGCAGAATGCGACCGGCCCGGGGTTCCCGACGAACCTCGCGCTCGTCCAGCTCACCGGCAACTACTTCGACACCAACGGCTCGGGCGCGAGCGGCTTCCTGACCGTGATGATGAGCGACGGGATCACCGTCCAGGACGGCAGCCAGTACTACCGGCTGCCCCAGCGGCTGACCGGCACCATGAACCAGCGTTACGGCTTCGCCTACAACAACTGGGGCAACGGGCCGCTGTACCTGGAGTACGGGCTGCTCAACATCGAGGTCTTCGCCACCGACCAGAGCGTCAGCGGCTCAACGATCACCACGGACAGTGGCGTCCCGCTGAGCTACTGGGTGACCGAGCACATGCTCGGCGGCCGGACGTACCAGATCACGGTGCCCAGCTCGGACGCGCCCGGCCCGGTGGACATCAACTCGCTGATCGTCCCGGGCAGCGTCCGCCCGTTCGCCTACGACCCGGTGAACCCGATGGGCAACACGCTCATCCCGGTCCCGCCGCCTTCCGCGCAGCCTACAGCGGCTGCGACCGCACCTTCGGGCGGCACGTTCATCCAGGCGTTCACCGACGAGACCACGGTCACTGTCAACCACAACCTGAACACCTACCCGGCCGTCGCGGTGGTGGACAGCAGCGGCAACGTGATCATGGCGAACGTCCAGTACGTGAGCACCAACTCGCTGGTCGTGAGCTTCACCTCGGCGCAGAGCGGGATGGTGGTCTGCAATGCCTAGGTTCGCGGACCCGATCGACCTCGCGCAGAACGAGTTACAGAACGCCAAGATCCAGAACCTGGCCTCGCCACCCGGGAACCCGGTGGACGGGCAGCCGTACTACGACACCGGCCTGGGCCAGTTCGGCGTGTTCACGGCGTCTGGCTGGACGTACCTGGGCGCGTCTTCGACGGGGACCGTTACCCAGGCGGGGAACTCGGCCTCGGCCGGGATCATGAAGGTCTCGGCGGGCGCGAACATCGCCATCACCGACTACGCGGGCGGCGTGGGCCTGCTCAAGTCCAGTGCGTCCGGCGTGGTCAGCCCGGCCGTCGCGGGCACCGACTACGCGGTCCCGACGTCCGGCAGCTCCATCCTGAAGGGCGACGGTTCCGGGGGCTTCGCCCCGGCCGTCAGCAGCACCGACTACGCCCCGGCCACGTCGGGCAGTGCCATCCTCAAGGGCAACGGCTCGGGCGGCTTCAGCTCGGCTGCGGCCGGGACGGACTACCTGGCCCCGACCGGCAGCGGCGCGAGCCTGACCGGGCTGACCCAGTCCCAGATCTCGGGCTTATCGGCTGCCCTGGCCCTGCTCGCCCCGCTGGCCAGCCCGACCTTCACCGGGCACGTCACCGTCCCGACGCCGTCCAGCTCCACCGACGCGGTCACCAAGGCTTACGCCGACGCCATCGCCCAGGGCCTGTCGGTCAAGCCTGCGGTGCGCCTGGCCACGACCGGCACTGAGACCTTCACCATCACCGCAGGGAGCGTCACCCAGATCACCGGCACGCTCATCGACGGCATCACGCCCGCCGTGGGCAACCGCATCCTGATCAAGGACGCTCCTGCCGCCACCGGGGCCGGGTCCGCGAACTCGACCCAGCCCAGCAACGGCATCTACTCCGTGACCAGCAACACGACCAACCTCGCGGTCTCGCGGGTCGCGGACATGACGGGCACCAACGCGCCAGCCGGTGCCTTCACCTTCGTGGAGGCGGGCAACACCAGCGCCTCGGCTGGCTTCGTGGTCAGCGCCCCCAGCTCCTCGGTGGCATTCACCTACGGCACGACCGCCATGGCGTGGACCCAGTTCTCGGGCGCGGGCGAGATCACCGCCGGGACCGGCCTGGCCAAGTCGGGCAACGTGCTCTCGCTGTCCACCCCGGTCAGCGTGGCCAACGGCGGTACCGGCGGGGCCTCGCAGTCGGCCGCCAGGACGAACCTCGGTCTCGGTACCGCCGCGACCCAGGACACCTCAGCGTTCGACTCGGCTGGGTCCGCCGCAGCGGCCCAGACGGCTGCCCAGGCGTTCGCCACCAGCGCGGTCGGCACCGAGACCACCCGCGCAGAGGCGGCTGAGGCTGCACTCGCCCCGCTCGCCGGGGCGTCGTTCACTGGGAACGTTTCCACGACGGGGACGTTCCGCAGCTCCGAGTCGGTCGCCGCTGGCGTCGTGACTATCACCTACGCCGCGACCATCACGCCCGTCGCCACGGCGGGCAACCACTTCCGGTGCACGCTCACCGGCAACGTCACGCTCAACGCGCCGACTGGCGGGCTGGACGGCCAGAAGATCACCGTCGAGCTGCTCCAGGACGCCACGGGCGGCCGGACTCTCACCCTGGGCACAGGTTTCGGGCTCGGCACGGACATCACCACCGTCACGCTCACCACGACCGCGAACACGCGGGATTACCTCGCCCTGATCTTCAACGCCACGTCCGGCAACTGGGACGTGGTCGGACTCGTCCACGGCTACTCCTGATCGAACGGAACTGAATCATGGCTAACAACCCCTTCTTCGCGGACGCCACCGTCATCGCCGGGCTCACCGCGCAGATCGCGCTGCTGAACTCGGGCAAGTTAGAGATCTTCAGCGGCACCCAGCCGACCGACGCCAACACCGCGATCGGCGCTCAGGTGCTCCTGGCCACGCTCACGCTCAACGCCACCGCGTTCGCCACGCCCGTCGCTTCCGGCACTGCGCCGTCCAAGGTCGTGACTGCTACCGCGAACGCGATCACCTCGGGCACCGCTGCCGCGACCGGCACCGCGACCTGGTTCCGGGCCTACAAGTCGGACGGGACGACCGTGGTCATGGACGGCTCGGTCGGGGCGAGCGGCGCGGACCTGAACCTGAACACCGTCAGCATCGTCACGGGCGCGACCGTTGCGGTCACCAGCTTCGCCATCACCCAGGCCGAGTAACTCTCCCGCAGCTCCAGCAGGGAGGGCCAGTCTTGACTTCTCTCACCGTCACGGCCACGCCAACTGGCGCTAGTGGCGCGCTGCTGCGCGTCCTGGTGCTGACTGGCGCGACGGCTGCTGGCGGGCAGACGGCCAAGGTAGCGCCCGGCCCGGGTGCGCAGTCCATTACCCCGAACTTCTCCAACAGCTTAGTCGTCTGGTCTGTTAACGACCGGTTCAGCTCGACGCCTATGAGCGCCGCAGCGAGTAACACACTCCTGGATAACCTTGCCATTACCGGAGGGCAGGGGCAGGGCTCGGGGTATTACAGCGGCACGGTCACTGCCGGGACAGCGTTAACAGCCGGGGTGACCACAGGAGACGGCCCCACCGCGTGTCTCCAGGCCGTCTATGAAGTCCCCGCGTCCGGGGGCAGCACCCCGCTCATCGACGCCTCCTCCCCAGCGGCGGTCAGCACATCCACCGGCAGCGCGGCGCTGACCACAGCCTCATTCACCCCGCCTCCCCGCGCGGTCCTGGTAGCTATGGTCACGGGCGCGTCCTTCCCCAGTGCGTGGACGGTCACCGACTCGACTTCGCTGACCTGGACGAAGCAAGTTGACAACACTGACGGCCAGCAGATCTGGACCGCGACCACCCCGGCATCGGCCGTCGTCACCAACAGCTTCGAGGGCGGCACGGACGGGACCGCGATCAGCACCACCAACTCGGGTGGCACGTCCGGTACCGCGTTCGACAGCCTCGGCGGCTCGGCCACGCTGCCGGTCTTCTCCTCGGCCGGGGCGATCCACGGCAGCCTGGGCGCGTACACCCCGCTGTCGGGCAACAGCACGACGACGATCGAATGGAAGCAGGCGTTCCCGGGGTTCAACTCCAGCAGCATCCCCTGGTACGCCCGCGACTACTTCACGATCACGTCGCTGCCGCCAGCCCTGGTCTTCCTCATGAAGGCCCAGGACGATGTGGCCCCACAGGACGTGTGGGCGGTCGGCCTGACCACCGCCGGGAAACTCGTTATCCGCAACCGGATAGTGGGCTCCAACCCGGCCACAGCCACCACCGCTGTCGCCTTGAACACGCCCGCCCGGTGGGAATCCTCATGCTCGTACAACGGGTCCACCTACACCATCACGCTGCGCTGCTTCTACGGCAGCAACGTCGAGGGCACCACCCCGGACGAGACCCTCGGGCCGGTCACCATATCCACTACCGACGCAGTGGATCTCGTGGCGTTCGGTGCGCAAGCCGCCACCGTGCAGACCTGGGCTTCGCCCTACCACGATGACATCGGGCTCTCGGCTACCGGGTGGCTGGGGCCGGTCACGGCAGGCACGCCCGTCACAGGTACCGGCTCCATAGCGCTGCCCAAGCCCAGCGTGGCGGCAACCGGTACCGAAACGATAAGCGGCACCGGCTCGGTTACCCTCCCCAAGCCCAGCGTGGCGGCAAGCGGCACCCAAACGATAAGCGGCACCGGCTCGGTCTCCCTGCCGAAGCCCTCCCTGGCTGGCAGTGGCACGGAGACGATAAGCGGCACCGGCTCCGTAGCACTTCCAAAGCCCAGCCTGGCGGCAAGCGGCGCAGAGACGATCGCCGGGACGGGTTCCGTAGCGCTGCCAAAGCCCCGCCTGGTGGCGGCAGGTACTGAAACGATCAGCGGTGCTGGCTCTGTAGCCCTCCCCAAGCCCTCCCTGGCGGCTACCGGTACTGAAACGATCTCCGGTACCGGCTCGGTCGCCCTGCCGAAGCCCAGTGTGGCCGGGAGTGGCACAGAGACGATCTCCGGTACCGGCTCCGTGGCCCTGCCGAAGCCGAAGGTCGCGGCGAGTGGCACAGAGACGATAAGCGGAGCTGGCGCGGTCTCCCTGCCCAAGCCCTCCGTGGCCGGGACCGGCAGCCAAACGCCCGCCGGGGCGATCATCGGCACCGGCTCGATCGCCATGCCGAAGCCCTCCCTGGCCGCGACCGGCACCGTGGCGCTCAGCAACAACGCCGAGGGCGGGACCAGCGGCACCACGGTCACCCCGGGCAATAGCGGCGGCGCGTCAGGCAACCCCTGGGACAACATCTCTATCGGCGGGGCAGCCAGCCTCACGTATGACAACACTTTTGCGGCGCACGGCGGCCTCTCGTACAAGGTCTCCACCGGGGCGACCGTAACGACGGCATTAGCCGAGTGGAACGCGTCGTTCGGCACCCTGACAACTGTCTATTTCCGGATGTACGTGTACCTCACCACGGCGGCCACCCCCTCAGCATTCCGGCCTTTCGTGGCACGATCCGGCGCGTCACACGCCGCATCGGTGCTGATCAATGGCACGACGCTCTCGCTGTCTTACTCGCCAGCGTTCAACGGTGCCGGGGCTTTCACTACCCCCGTACCGCTTAATCAGTGGGTCCGGATCGAGGGCTTCATCACTGGTGACGCCTCGGCCGGGGCGGTCAGCGCCAGCCTCTACACGTCGATGGACTCGACCGACGCAGTCGAGACGCACACTTTCACCGGACTTAACACGACCGGCGCGCTTACTCAATACTGGTTCGGCCAGAACAACTCTTCGGCCAACAGTGGCCCGTTCTGGATGGACGATCTCGCCGCGTCACCCATCGGCTATATCGGCCCGGTGGGCGGCCCGCCCGGCGTGCTCCTCACGAACAGTGCCGAGGGCGTCAGCAGCGGCACCACGGTCTCGATCACCAACTCTGGCGGGTTGGCGGGCAGCCGGTTCGACGCAGTCAACATCGGGACCGGCGCGGGGCTGACGTTCGACAACACCCGCGCCGCGCACGGCAGCCAGTCGTACAAGGTGCTCGTCGGCAGCAGCTCCGCGAACTCCATCATTGAGTGGACGAACTCGCTCACCGCGCCCGCAGTTCCCGTGACCCAGGCGTGGTTCCGCATCTATCTCTACCTGACCGCCTACAGCACGCATCAGCTACGGATAGTCGGCGTGCGCAGCGGCACGACGACGCGCGCCGACGTCGCCCTCGACTCGACAGGTCACGTCGCGCTGCTCAACGCCACAGGCGGCGGCGTCAAGTTCTCGACGTCGGTTGTGCCGCTTAATCAGTGGTTCCGCCTCGAAGGCTTCTTCATCGGTGACCCGTCAGTCGGCCAGATCGAATGCAAGATGTTCACCAGCTCGATGGACGAGGTTGCCCCCGACGAGACGGTCACGAGCACGGCCACCGTGAACACGGGAGGCACGATCAACCGGGTAGACATCGGCAACCCGTCATCCGAGGCCAGCTACACGTTCTGGATGGACGATCTCGGGATGTCAACGTCGGGGTACATCGGCCCGGCAGGCACGCCGCTGATCCCCAGCCTCTTCCCGGCGTTCCTCTTCTAGTGCACAACACGGGAGCTAGAACAGCTATCATGGAACGGACAGACTCCACGTAGCCAGTGAGGTAGCACCCATGGCAATCTTCGCTCAGCCCACGCCGGACATGAACCTCGTTCCCGGCTGGGACGTCCAGGGCAACGGCTCTGCCGGGGAAGCTGGCCCGGATGCCCCTGGCTACGGTCAGGCGGGCAACACCGGAACCGTGTACGGCCCCGGTCAGACCGGCGCTGGCTTCCCCAACCCTCCGGGTGCCGAGAACGTCGGCGGCGAGAACAGCGGCTCGTACAGCACGTCGATCCTGGCCAACCCGGGCTACGCCGACGCGACCGGTCCTGGTGGCCGCACGCTCCCGGCGAACATCGGCGGCGCTACCGTGAACGCTCCTGCGGTCCCCGCGTCCGGCGTTGTGGCGGCGAACCCGACCAACCTGGTCGCCACCGTCGTGGTCGCATCCGGCACGCTGACCGTCGTGAAGGTCGGCTCCGCTAACCAGACCTACGCACAGGCCACCCAGGTCGGCACCGCTGACGGGACCTACACCGTGCCCCCGGGCGGCGTCATCGGCATCACCTACTCCGTGGCCCCGACCTGGACCTGGTCCGTCTAACAGGAGGCAATCATGGCAGGCGCAAGCGTCTCTGCCGGTGTCTCCACGTACTCCAACACGCTGGTGGCGAGCACGGTAGACACCGTGACGTTCGCTGACCGGTACGGGTACGTCCTGGTGGAGAACACCGGAACCGGCACGATCAACGCGACGGCGGACGGCTCGACCCCGGCCGCCTCTGGGGCCGGTTCCGGCGTTGCCATCGCGGCAGGTGCCTCGGCGGTTCTCGCGAACGGCCTGCCCCTCTGGTTCCCGTCCTCGCGGGTGATTCCGGATGGCGCGAACCAGTTCGGCGGCGGCAACACGGCGGACAGCCCGGCGAGCCCCGGGACTGTGACCCCGATGGAGTCGCTGGCCGGTCAGATGGCCAACCCGGGCACCACGGTCAAGCTGATCTCGGCCGGAACCCCGACCTACACGGTTGCGGGCACGGGCTAACCGGGGGAGCGCAGTGGGCCATTTCATCCTGCACATCCTCGGGATCGACACGCAGCAATCACCCTGGTACGACTTCTGGTCCGGCGTCGGAACGCAGTTCAGGCTCAGCTCGCTGCTGCTCCCATACGTGTTCTACCGCCACCACAACTGCCACGACCGCCGCTGCTTGCGGATCGCCCGGCACACCGTGGACGGCACCCCGTGGTGCAACCGTCACCATCATGAGGCTCGCTCCTCGTACAATAGAGAAGTTCCTACTCAGGAGAAGTGACATGGCTGACATGCAGAACCGGAGCCCGCTGGCTCCAACGGCGTTACCTCCGTCTGTGCAGTCCTCGGTCTACGAGCGCAAGATGGCCCCGGATGCGCCCGGCGGGCGCGGGCCGCTGCGGTTCGAAGAGGGCCTGGCCACCGACACCGACATCCCGTACGAGTTCGTCAACGGCATGCGGCAGGGCTACGCCACCGGCCCCCGTGGGCACAACGCCAACGTCTACGAGAAGTACCCCGAAGAGACCATGCGCGAGCGCGTCCACGTGGGCAGCGCGGCGTGGGTCGAGGCCCCGACCTACCTGGGTGCGTTCGCCGGGGGCTCCGGTAACGAGGCCGAGTGCAACTACATCCAGGTGGACCGCTCGGGTGGCCGTTACGAGCGGCGCAACCCGGCCCAGGTTCTGGACTAGTCCATGGCTGCGCAGGACCCGATCCACATCAAGGAGTCTCGGCGCGGGACCTTCACCGATGCCGCGCTGAGGCACCACGAGGGTGTCCAGGCGTTCGCGTCCCACATCCTGGCCGACCCGGGCAACTACAGCAAGGCCATGGACAAGAAGGCCGAGTTCGCGCACAACGCTGCGGAGTGGCACCACTAGGAGTCGTCGTGGAGTTCTACAACGAGCGCCGCCCGAGCGTAGCGGACGACCACGAATGGGACCTCCTGCACCAGTCCCCTCTGGATCGTGACGGACTCCGGGCTGCGAACACGCGGCTGCGCAACGCGGCCCCGGAGTACCGCAAGGGCGACGTCAACCGCCAGATCCGCACGGCTGCCGTCCAGCGCCACCGGACGCGCCAGGCCGGGGGCACGGACTTCAGCTCGATGGGCGAGTACCTGAACTTCATGACGGGGGCCGACAGTGGCCGCGAGTGATCACTTATCCCCGGGCCAGTTCATCCACGGCACGAAGACCAAGTTCAACCCGGGCGACGTGCTCACGGTCGAGGGCGCGAACGTGGCCAAGTACGGCCGGGAGGGCTACGAGCAGCGCCTGGCGCGCGGGTGGCAGGACAAGCACCTCCACTATGGCGACCACAGCCTCCTGGGCGACATGGGCATCTACGCGGGCCAGGAGGGCGAGGGCCACATCTACGCGGTGCAGCCCGAGACCAAGACCGGCAGGCCGGTGACCAAGAACAGCCCGGACCCGAACTACAAGAACTACGGCGGGGGAGCGTACCGGACCACCGGCAACCTCCGCGTGACGCACGAGGTCGATCGGCACGGGAACCCGCTGTGAGCGCCCCCGACATCCTGCACCCCGTCCAGTTCCGCCGCGAGCCCGATGACGACTACGACAAGGCCGCCGAGTACGACGCCAAGGGCGCGGATGAGACCGCGAACTTCGGCTACTCGGACACCGACCAGGCCGACTACCAGTACGACCGCCAGGGCAAGCAGCAGACCGACACCCGCCCCAAGGGCGAGGTGTTCTGATGGCGTCCGCCGACGAGTGGATGAGCGCTCTCAGCGGCTTCCAGATGCACCCGGATCACCGCAGCGCCCTGGCCGGGCACTTATCCCAGACCCAGGTGCCCGTCGAGCACGTCGGGGCGTTATCGAGCATCCACGTCGGCTCGAAGAAGATCCGGCCCGGCGCGGGCGCGATGTACTACCCGGGCGACCGGAGCATGCACGTAGCCGATCCGGCTGGCGTGGCGCGCGTTGGCCCGGGGGCCGAGTCACAGTACCGGCGCAGAGTCACGCACGAGATCGGGCACGCGGTCAGCCAGCACATGAACCAGCAGCAGTTCAGCGGCTACATGGCGACCCCGGAGGGCCGGGGCACGCTGGAGGCCCACGCTGAGAACTACGCGGACCAGGCTGCGCCCGGCACGCACTCAGGCTACGACTACGAGGCCAGCAGGGGCCGCATGCCCGCTAGCTATCAGCAGGCACGCGGCCCCCGTTTCGGCAACATCGACCCCCGCTTACGCGGCACGTCCTAGAAGTAGCTCGCCAGGGACATCAGGCGTGGCACGGGCTGCCCGGTCGGCTTGATCTCCAGGGCTTCGAGCGCCCGGCGCAGGAGCTTGTCGTACTTGGCCAGCTCGACGGGCAGCAGCTTCGTGACGTCCACCGGATGGATGGCGTAGTCGCCACCGAGGTCCACGCCGAACACCCACGCCGTGTACTCCGAGACCCCGTACAGCTCGAAGTCCAGGATGTCGAGCCCGGACGCCTTCTTCGCCGCGTTCCTCCGCTCGAAGTAGCCGGGGTCGCCTGACGTCCACTCCTCGGTGAACTTGGCGATCTCGCGGACCAGCCGGTCACCGGCCTGGTCGATGAAGTCGCCGGGGTTCTCCTCGTCGCCGTCCAGGTGGACCCACGCGGGCCACTCGGTGGTCTGCACCGTGTACTCGTACGGCGTGCCCGCACTGTAGACCACGGGCTTGTTGTTGAACTTCCAGCCGTCGTCGTCGCTCTCGCCGCCGAGGTCGTATCCGTAGACCAGCTTCGTGCTCAGTGAGCGCCCCATCAGCTCTTGCTCTTGTGGGTGTTGGCGCTGACGATGATACCGATCGCTACGCCGAGGAGCCACGGCCCGAGCAGGCCGGTGTTGACGTGCATCTCCGAGAGCCCGAAGACGGCGATCTGGGCGGCGGCCAGGCCGATGGCGACATCGACGGCGATGACCACGATGAGACCGATGACGAACGTGAAGAAGTCCTCCATGCTGTTCCCTCCATGTCGTAGCTAGTACACAGAAGGTACAACGCACGCACCGGTCAGGGACAGGCTAAACTGGAGCTTGAACTCACAAGGCGACTACTCGGGACGGGCTATGGCTCTCGACTTCATCTCGCCGTCCGTCCGGGCGGCAGGCAGTGACCTGACGATCGCGGTGTCGCCGTTAGGTCTGATCGAGCTTGCCGATGAAGAGTTCGAGGTCCACGGTCCCCGCTTAACCCGGTACGCCAACGCCGCAGCGTTCTACCTCGGCCACCACTGGGCGTACCGCAGGCCGCCGGGCGAGCCCCAGCTCACCGCCAACTACGTCTCGACCTTCAGTGACTTCCTCACGAACTTCACCTTCAGCAAGAGCGTCCAGTTCGGCGTGGATGCCGAGTTCACCCACATCACGCCCGCGCTGCTCGACAAGATCTGGGACCAGGACAACCGCAAGGACGAGCTGCTGTGGATGATGGGCAACATCGGCAGCGTCTACGGGGACTGCTTCGTCAAGGTCGCCTACGAGCCACCGTTCCAGAACGCGGCCACGGGCGAGATCATGCCCGGCCGGGTCCGGATCTTACCGATCAACCCGAGCTTCGCGTTCCCTGAGTGGCACCCGCACGACAAGGACCGGATGATCCGGTTCAAGCTCAAGTACCGCTTCTGGTCCACGAGCCCGGAGGGCACCAGGACCGTCAACACCTACGTCGAGATCATCACTGACCAGTACATCGAGGAGTACATCAACGATGAGCTGATCGACCGGCGGGCCAACCCGCTGGGCGTGATCCCCGTCGTTCACATCGCGAACAAGCCGGTCGCCGCGAGCCCGTGGGGGCTGTCTGACGTCATCGACATCATCCCGCTGAACAGGACGTTCAACGAGGTCGCGACCGACATCCTCGACATCATCAACTACCACACCGCGCCCGTGACGATCATCACCGGGGCGAAGGCGTCCAACCTGGAGAAGGGCGCGAACAAGATCTGGGCGCTGCCCCAGAAGGACGCCCAGGTCTCGAACCTGGTCGGCGGCTTCGAGGGTGTCCCCTCGGCGCTGGACTTCCTGGACCGGCTCAAGCTGTGGATGCACGAGATGACCGGCGTCCCGCAGACCGCGCTCGGGCAGGAGCAGCAGATCTCGAACACCAGCGGGGTGGCGCTCGCGATCCAGTACTTCCCCACGATGCTGAAGTACAACCTGAAGAAGACCCAGTACGGCAACGGCTTCCGGAAGATCAGCCAGCTCGCGTTACAGACCCTGTTCACGTTCGAGCCCGAGACGACGGTCTACGACCCGAGCACGGACGGCATCATGCGGGATGACCAGCCGCCCCAGGTTGACCCGCTGGACCCGCAGGTCTACGACATCGACGTCATCTTCCCGCCGCCCCTGCCGCAGGACGAGCTGGTCCTCCTCAACGAGATCCAGGCCAAGCTCATGCTGGAGCTGGAGTCCAAGAAGGGCGCGCTCAAGGTTCTGGGCGAGCAGTTCCCCGACGAGAAGCTCCAGGAGCTGTGGCTGGAGCAGGTGGACGACCTCAAGATGACCGCCGCCAAGCGGGTCGTCAACGCCCAGGTCGATGCCGCCATCATCGCGCTCACGGGCATCGTTCCGCAGGATGCCGGGGAGCCCGTCCAGGGCGCGGAGAACACCGAGACCAAGACCCGCAAGCCGGACGGCACGACGACTACGCAGACCAAGGAAACCAAGCCGGGCGTCCAGGGTCCCGCGCTCCCGAGCCTGCCGGGCATCGGTGACCTCGGCACCGCGATGGGCGACATGGGGATGCAGACGATCAAGGATCTCGTCGTCCAGGCGGCCGGAACCAAGCTGCCGCAGCGCCGGATCGTGGACAAGAACAGCAACGACTAGGGATCGTGATGGACCGGGTCACCGAGATCACCACCAAGAAGGACATGTCGAGGTTCGCCCGCGCACACGAGGACGGTCCCATCAACTGGGAGACCCACGAGGGTCCCGGCGGCACGATCGTCGTTGTCGAGCATGACGTCCCCGAGGACGACTGATGGCCACGAGACAGAACCTGGGCGGTCAGTTCGCCGGGCATCAGGAGCACTCCCCGCTCAAGCGCATGAGTACTGAGCAGGTCGGGATGATGCGGTCGGCCAATACCCGGGGCCAGACCACGGTCAGCGAGTGGGCCGACGCGCTGCCCGAGGCCGACCGGCGCGCGTCCAAGGTGCGCGGCTACATCGACCGCACGGGCGAGGTCCCCGGGTTCCTGTGCGTCAGCCCGGAGCACGACCGGCTGGACGACGGCCACCACCGGTACAAGGAGGCCAGGGACGCGGGCATCCCCTTCGTGCACGTCCTGGACGACCCCGGGGACCCCCGCTACAAGACGCCGAACTAACGTTTGAGCTTCTGCTTGCTAGAATCTGTGTTGTCGAAAGACAAGCCATAACCACGGGGCTTACTCGGAGAACTCACGAAGGATGACTCATGCCTGACTTACCAGAGGGCCAGACCGGCGAGCCGCAGGGCACGTCGCGGTTCTTCACGGAGGAAGAGCTGCAAGCCGCGATCGAGAAGGCCCGGCAGCAGGAGAAGGACAAGCTCTACCCGACCATCAGCAAGGCCGACGAGCGCACCAAGGCCATGGACGCCGAGCTGAAGGAGCTGCGCGCGTTCCAGCGG